ACATGATCCGGTAAGACCTGGTATTTTAAAAAGACAAACCAAAGGTAAACTTACTTGTACAAAGGCTAGAACTTTAAAATCTAAACAAAAAAATAAAGGTAACAATACAGCTAAAGCAGCGCAGCGCTACCTAAACTATCATTGTGAAGATACTGGAACAAGCTGCCCTACAGCTACTCAAGACTTAGAATTAAATACAAAGAATAGAGACGCGACCATTAAACAGTTTAATTACGGACCGTTAAATGTAGATGAACCAGGCGACTATTGGAAGAAAATAGCAAAGTACTGGAAGACTTCAGAAGAAGCTGCGAAGAGCTCTTTATGTGGTAATTGTGTCGCGTTTGATATCTCCCCTAGAATGGATGATTGTATGCCTGGAGAGACATCTGATAATGATGGTAGGTTAGGTTATTGTTGGATGCATCACTTCAAATGTCATAGCGCTAGAAGCTGCCATACATGGGCTAAAGGTGGTCCTATAACTGATGACGATAAATCTTATAACTGGCAAGAACGAGGATCTAAATAGAAACAAAATATATCGACGATATTTCTTTTTTTGTTAAATGAACAAATTTTTGATCTTGAGGTTCAAAAAAACCTATCAACGGCAATCCTTTAGAATTAGCTAAAACTATAATGTTTATTGCATGAGGGTTTCCTGATTTTTGTATATAATAAATCTCTCCTACTGCTGGTGAAGCAACTGTAGGGTGAGCCTTTTTGACGTAAGATTTAAGAAAAACTGTAAATGCTTTTGAAAAATCATCACAATCGCTATTATTTTTTTCCCAGCTAGTAAAACCTAACTCTCTTAAAAACTCTAAAAAATCAGGTTGTGCGTTTGCTTCAATCCAATCTCTTGCTAGTAAGTTATACTCTGAGTCTGCGAACACCGTAGAGTTAATATTAACACCATTAGCTATTAAGGATGACTTAACTTCGATATTTGTTATAGTATTTTTAACAGCTCTATCTAATTGTAGTTTATTAATAAAGCTAACTTTAGCGATTACAAATAAAATAATTATTAATGTTCCCGCTATACCTATAATTTTTGCGTGCTTACTAAATAGTAATTCTCTAATTTTATCCATAAGTTGTGAGGGTTATTATATAGACAGACGTTGACCAACGCTAATTTTATTAGGGTTAGTAATCCTATTTTTAGTCATTAGATCTCTAATAGATTTACCTGTAAGTTTAGAAATCTTACTTAATGTATCACCTGACTTAACAGTATAGAAGTCTGTCTTTACTGGTTGTTGTGGTGCTGATCCTCCACCATACATACCAAAAGCGGTTGCGTTACGCTCCATTCTACCTGCGACTCCAGTTCCATCTTCTTTGGAAGTTTTATAACCAGCATGATTAAGATATTCCTTAGCAGCTGCTTTCCATTCTCCTTTATTCATTAAACCTAATGTATTTTTGCTACCAGATAAGTCTCCTCTAAAGAAACCATCTACAATAGCATTACGTAAATATTGTGGATAAGAATCAAATGCAGGTAGTTTACGTTGTGCTGATGCTATTTTAGCTTTTACATCTATATTAAATAATTGTTCCATTTGTCGATCAGACAAAGGAGTACGACCTCGAATAACATTATTATAATCTCTACCAGCTACTTGTTGTAATACTTTATCATTTCGTAAAACAAGATGGCCTACTCCAACGGTTAAGTAACCTTTGTGGTCTTTGTACGCATACCCCGGGCGACCAGCTTTACCTTTACCTTCACTCGGCGCGATATAATCATAATAAGATTGATCTTGTTTAATAGCTTGAGTTATTGGAGTAGGCATTTTGGCTTGTACTTCACCAGGTCCACCTAAGGTGGCTCCTAAAATACCTAGCGCTGCAAGAGCCTTAGCAAAAGGTCCTTCTTGCAAGATAATCTCATTTGCTTCATTTAATTGATCAAATGTCATTATAATTATTTATAAATAAAATCTCTTACTGGTATGTGTTCATAGCGCTCTTCATAATTACACTCTCCGTAAAAATAATTATCTAATTGCTCTGCTAAACGTACTTTGGCTACTTCTAAATCTACCTCATACCATTCATTTTTTATTTGTTTAGCAAAGTGAGCCATTTGTATTTTTATATTTTTTTCAGCTTTTAAATAATCCGGATGTTTAATAGAATACATAATCTCGTAATCTCTAAAAGGAGAACCAGTCTGATATGTTTGTAGCCTGGTCTTAAGATTTTTAGTAGTACCTACTTTAATCCAACCAGGCCACGAGCTATTACATATAATATAAAGATAACCAGGAGCCATTATATTAAGCTGATGTACCTACACCTACTGATGTACCTACTCCAACTGATGTACCTACTCCAACTTTATTATCAGCACTTTTCCAAACTTTATCTGTGTTACAGAATTCTCTAGTTTGTTCTCCAGATACCGGGTCAGTAGAAAGAGCAACATGTATCTCTTTTTTCTGTGAGGCTTTATTAAAAAAAGACCAACCAGTACCAATAATGCTTGATGACGCACCTAATATCATATGAAAACTATCAGTAGTGAGAGATCCTTTCGCAATTAAAATACCACCAGCTATTGTAACAGCGTGCCGAATTAAACCGCCAATCTCTTTTTTGTAATCTTTAACGAAATTAATAATTTTCTTCATCATAAGTATTTATGTCAAACTCAATTAAATACTTACATGGAGTCATCAGGAATACAACCACAACATATAGAGAGTATCGCGAAAAATTTGATCGGAGATTATGGCTGGTTATTTATTGCAGGTTTGGTTATATTACTATTTCAGTCTAGTATAAAAAAACTAGTAGCCTCTATATTTGTCTTTGTAGGAGGAGATTATAAAACTGATGATGTTGTGTTTATTGACGGAAAACCCGGACGTATTATTCGTGTTGGAATGATTAAGACTGTCTTTTTTATATATGATGTCCACAATGGCGAAATAGTAGGTGGTAGTAAACTAGTGGTTCAAAACGAATGGTTAGGTAAGCTGAAGATAGAGAAACCTCTACAACAGCTAGACCTAACTAGATTTAATGGCTCAAAAAGTACTAAAAGTTAAAGTCAGAAAAATCTGTCTCAGATGTATCTTGTTTAAATGAACCGACTTTATATGTCTCAATTTGAGTCTCTTGAGGAGCTACCTGTACATGCTTACTTTCAGTCCAATTCTTAATCCATTGAATAGGATTTGGAGTATCTTCAAATACATTTTTTACTCCTACTGCTTTAGTCCTACGATTACATAAATGCTTCATATATTGAATTAAAATCTCATCGTTAAGTCCAAGCATTGAACCATCCTTAAAAAGATATTTAGCCCATTCCATTTCTTCGTTCGCAGCATCTCCAAACATTTTTTGAACAATAGGTTCACACTCCTTTACAATATGCTGGAATCCTTCTTCTTCGTTGTCTCGTAAATATTTTAAAATATTTTGAGTCGAAGCTAAATGAAGATTTTCATCTCTATTAATTAATGAAATGATTTTCGCGTTTCCTTCCATAGTTTTGTTTTGAGCAAAACAATATGAACATGCAAACGAAACATAAAACCGTATACCCTCTAATATGTTTATACTTACTAAAGTAAGATATAATTTTTTCTTTCTGTCATCTACAGATTCGTTTGGTATTTTTTCAATTAAGTCGTCATAATATTTGGTAACAGAAGTTGTACGTTTAATAATTTCTGGATCAGAAAGAATGCTATCAAAAACATCTGACGGAGTCGGATATACATTTTTAATAATATATGTATATGAATAACTATGAAGAGTCTCAAAAAACTCCCAAGTCTTCGCAAAAGCTTCGAACTCTGGATTACTACAATCTTCTAGTAAATGGCTGATACCTCTACTCTGTACTGAGTCTAAAAGAATCTGATAACCAAGATTTTTTGTAAAAATAAACTTTTGATGGTCTGTAAGAGTTTCATAATCGTTTTTCTCTTTACCAGATAGATCTACTTCTTCAGGTCGCCAGAAGAAGCTTAATTGCTGTAAAAACAAATCATAAATTTTCTTATAGCGATA